AAGCGCGAGAAGTAGTAGTAAAATCTTCGTTTGTGTTATTTTTCTAAGCATGTTATTTTCCTTTTATGCAGCATGGACGATTGTAACGTCCGCTTCGTAAGTTATAGAATATCCGTTAGGTTCTGGTGCGCTGGGTGAGCTTGTCCAAAGAACCCACCATCTCATGTGCTCGTCTGGATCGTGTCTCATTCCCCACGTATTGATCTCTCCTGTTTTGCAAATAACGAGTCCAACTCCATAGTCGTGCCAAGTTGCCTTGTGTTTCACCAAGTCACCAGATTTGATTTGCGCCTTCACCACTTTATTCAACTCTCTCAAGAATTATGCCGCGACCAAAGCCTCCGGCAGTTTGTGCTTTTGCAAGTCCTGCCTTGGCAACCGAAGCCATTTTAAGTTTGTGAATCTCGATGAGGGAAAAGACAGCCTCAACAAGATCTGCTGCCTCGACAAGTGACGGATCAGCTCGAAATTCCTCTAGCTCCTCTACTACCTTGTTAAATAACTCGCGCTTATGTTCAGCTACATCAGCAACATGATAAATCGGGGTTCTTCCATCTTCTATGATTATTTGGGGTATCTTATCTCTAACGAGTTTCACGCGGGCTCCCTGACCTTTTCGCTAATTGTAAATAGTCCAAAGCAACTTCACTCGTCTCTTCACCAGCAATTTGTCTCTCTTCAGTGTCTCTAACATCTGCCAGTTCATACTTTTTATTTCTGATGTCATGGAGAATCTCCACTGCCAATGCAAAAATACTATAAAAGATAAAAGATCCAATTAATAAATAAATAAATTCAATCATTTTGTTCTCCCGCAGACTGTACTGTATATTTGTTTTCTGCTACTTTTACTAGGGTAAGCATCTCATTATCTTTCTTTAGTTCTTCCCAGTATTTCGGGGCGGCGATGTGAATTTGCTCGTTAAGCGCTTTTCTGAACAGGCTCTGCAAGCCCATCCCATGCATCCAGCCCTTTGGGCGCGGTAGGTAGATTTTACCATCTTTCGCTCTAATAAAGTTAGTACTCATCATCTTCTGTCGTGATAAATGTGGGGGTGCCCTCGCCAAGCCATGCGCCTGAAGTGTTGTAATCAAACCACTCGGCAGCTTCCTCATCTGAGCATTCAAGCCACACCTGAATTGCGGCGATGCAGAGATAAGTGTCGTAAGCTGCAACATTCATAGATTCAACTCTCGGCCAGTGATCATCTGGCGAGGCGATTGCTCCTACAAGGGCTTTATCAAAATGTTCGCGGGGCTCTAAGAATAGGGCTTCAGGGTGAATTTGGTTAATCGGTTGAATTGTCATTTTACGCTCCTCTACTTGTTATAACATATTCTATCACGCTATGAGGTGAAAGTCAAAATTTATTTTGTGGGGTTTTTGTAAACCCTCTTTGCTATCTCAAAAGACATAATGTCGCGAGTATTATATCCCAGCCTAGCTAAGACCTCTGCTACAATTGCGCTTCGCCTTCCAGACCTACAAAATACTGCAATTTCACCATTCTTCGGGATCTCGTCCAGACGATTCAGAATTTCCGAGTGGGGGATGTTTAGACTGTTGCTAACGCTACTCTCGGCTACTTCTTCTTCGGTACGAACATCAAGCAATGTAATTGGTAGTACTGTCATCTATAGATCTCGTTCTTGAACACATAGTTCGGCAATTGTAGCTCTTCGTTTAGGGCATAGTTGATCTCTTTAATAGACAATGCTTCTACGAAAGCGGTTCTTTTAAAGAATCTCTCCAAATTCAAATTTTGGAGCGCTGTTAATACTTTTTCATCCTTAACGTCTAAGTACATCGTGGTTGTTTTTCTCCTCACATTGCCATCTACTTTGGAAACTTTTCCGCAGCTATGACCGAACACCAAAATAGAGGTGTTAGCACCCCGTACTATAAGGTCATCCGTGCTTGGAAGTATCTTTGTGATCACCTTGTTATCTGGTATTTTGATTTTTTCTCTTTTCTCTACACGTCGTTCCCAAATTTGGAATACTGTGTTCAGTACTCCTTTTTTAGTCTTTCTCCCTTCTGGTAGATAGAAGCAGTCTCTCGGGAGGTCAACTGACTCCAGCAAGTGGTAGCTACTATTAAGGCTATTGATTACGGTCCATTTTTCCCATGATTTTGGTACTAAAAAACAAATGTAGTCGCAGTTGTGTGTAGCTTTCTCGAAAAACTTCTTAGACAAACTATTACATCGACCAAAAGGAGGATTAGTGATACACACCATCCCTTCGTCCGGCAGTTCCATCTCTAGAAAGTTCCCAGATGATACCATCTTATGTTTAGGCTCAATGTCACAGGAAATAATTCTATCGGCTGAGATCCCGTTCCTTAAGAACCCTTCGATAAACTCCCCTGTTCCGCCGGCTGGCTCTAAGATTGTCCTGTGAGCTAAATCGATGTGTTTGTTGACGATTTCCATACACAAATCAACGACGGCTGGCTGTGTGTAAAACTGCTCCTTGCCAGTCGTCCTCTTGTTCGCGTAAGATGCTTTTTGTTTGGCGCCTTCCGTAACATTGTTCAGAAGAGGCACCTCTTCTGTGTAGATCTGTTTCCAGATGCTGTTGTCTAGCTTCTCCGGTGACTTCTTGTTCCAACTCCAACCATTATTGCGTCTAAAGTACTTTTGCGGCTCGGATGGCTTTTCACACTTCCACATCTCCACACCAGTAGGAGAAACAAATACAAATACTAGATGATCCCAATCTTTGGGTTCATGAGTCTCTGGATGAATGTAATAAATTTGGTTAAAGAAGAAGCCGCCTTTTTTATTCTTGAAGGCAGTCTTAACTTCGACCTTTTCTGTGCCCGAAAGAACATCGTGCCCTTTTCTTATAATTCGAGCACTATTCCCTTTTGACTCCGACCAATCCCTAAAGAGATGTTCGCCGAAGGCTCCCACACTATTCTTACCAGCGGTTTTAACCGGTTGGAAAACAGAGTTAGTCCAGTCTGTCTTAGATGGGGGTATTTCGTCGAGCGTCTTTTTGATAACTTCTTGTAGATTCATTACTTCTCTCTGTGGATTATCGGCGGTGGGGACGTCGAGGTCTGTGACCGCGGGGCGGCGAGGCGGGGCGGCGGCGTCCTTCAACGTATCTGATGTGAGTGCGGGGGTACCTATTTAGCATGTGCCGCTGCACCCTTCGAAGCTCCCAGTGTGCGTGTTGCCAAGATCCAGTCGGAGTGTAGTGACCGGGTACCCAAACCCAAGCCTGAATATCGGGTGTGACTTGTGATATGGGCGCACGTGTTGGGGGATGGGCGTATGCTATGCACCCAGTTGCAAAGAGCAACAATGTTGCTGTGAATAAAGTTTTCATTTTGTTTTTCCTACTGGTATTGAAATGTCTTCGGGTTCTTCGTAAAAGTCTGTTGCGTTGCCGGATCGGTTGCTAAATCTGTAGATGATCTCTTCATCCATGATTTTTTCAACATGTTCTCGGAACTCTGTGTCGCTACTAATTAGTTCAACCCACTTAGATGGTTGAAATTTCTTTTCATAATTGTCTGTTTTAAGTGTATACCACGCCCCCGCAGAAGTGAGATTATCAGATCCTTTAATGGCATCAAACCAGCTTTCTTCGTCTCGTACACCAATGTCAACAGAGCCCCACATGATGCGGAAAGCGCAATTTCGCCCTTGAGTTCCAAATCTAGATTTTTCAATCCTGACTTTAACCTCTGATCCTACACGATAGCCTTTGTCATCCAACACGAAGGCTGACTTAGCTTTTCTTCCTGTGAGCCAAATTCTTAGGCTGTAGGAGTAAACTAGAGCTTTGCCGCCCGGAGTGATGTAGGGTGTGGTCATCGCCGTGATTCGAGCAGCAGGACCACTAGTAATGTTGTCCTTAAGCTGGTTCAGCACGAGGAGGGTTGCTTGCTTATCTGCAATCGGGAGAGTAATCTTAGACATCCCCTTTGCCAGAATGCGTGCTTTCATCGCCATAGATGATTGGGGATTGAAATCGCCCTCTACATCGGAAATAGCGGGAGTAAATGCCAGCGAATCCCAGACAAACAAGATCTTCTCGTCTGTTGCACCAAGAAGCTCCTCAATCGTCTCTAATACGAACTCAACCGATGCAGCCTGTACATACATAAGGTCGTCTAAGACACAGCCTGCAGATTCTAAGAAAGTCGGATCAATCGCAGACTCCGAATCGAAGTATACAACCAATTTACCCTGTTTTTGGGCATTGGCTGCAATTTGTGCCGCCATGTAAGACTTGCCTGTAGAGGTTAATCCCGCAATCTCGGTAATTTTACCGACGGGAATTCCGGCGAGTCGACCTTTACAGATAATGCTATCTAACCACCTAGAGCCGGTGGGGATCCACTCTTTTACCTCTGTCGGGTTTGCTTCCGTTAAGTTGTGTGCGACATTTCTGCCGGCTTTCTGGTTAACAAGCTTTCTCAAGTCTTGCATTGAAACTCGACCTGCTTTTGTTTTGGTCTTCTTTGTTCTCGCCATTATTGTCCTCTCCCTATCATTAAGATTTCTCTGGCTTTTTTAGCGCTATGCGAACCATCTGTGTTTTTCTTTCTTCGGCCTGCTGTGTATGTAACATCGAAATAAACCATGTTATTATCGCCCAGCCGAGATTCGAAGAACCCATCTCCCACATCTCTATTAGACATTATAGCATAGCTGCCACTGACTGTCAAGTCATTTAGTAGTTTAATTACTTTTTCTTGTTCTTGATCGTTAAAGTCGACGCCGTATTGGGTAAATGAGCCGCGGTAAGGCGGATCCAAGAATGCAAAGCTACTTGGGGTACCGAATTTATGGCAGCCTGTATAATCCATTGAGGTTAGCGTGCAACTTTGGAGGGCCCTGTGCCACTCTTCTATGTTACTCAGATCATAGACCTTATCTTTTTGGTTTAGGAGCCCGCTTGGGGTGCCAAAACGCCCATTGGTGTTCTTGTTGATCTGCCAGATTCCGTTGAATCCTGTTTTCATCAGAAAATACAGGGTTGCTGCTTCTTCTGTGGCTGTCCACTTTTGATAGTTGTATGCGTGTTCTTGACGCAGAGCATAATAGAACTTTTTGCGCTCGGGCTTCGAGAGTGGCAGGAAGTCCTCTTGGTACTTGTCCAGTGTGGTAAGAAAATTGCCTACGTCATTGCGAATCGACTGGTAGATTCTCATGATGTCTTCGTTTGCATCATTTAGGAAGAATGTCGCTTCGGGGTTTTTCTTGTAAGCCCACACAAACATAGCACCGCCTCCCAAGAAGGGCTCGATGTAGCTATCGAACTGTTCAGGGAGGTAATTCGTGTACTTCTTGAGCATCTTATTTTTGCCACCAGCCCACATAAATAACGGCTTCATTTTATCTCCCATAATTTGTTATAATAATCTCTGACGACTTCTTGCTCTTGTTCATCCCGTAAGACCATTCTGCTGCGATGATCTCGCAGTCTTTATACATTTCTCTGATCTCCTCACAGTCATTATATGACATAACCCACCGATCTCGTGTTGATAAGATGGAATGAAGTTTCTCGTGCTCAAAGCCTTTGTGAAGGTCGCCGTTAACGCCGTATAATGAGTTCTGACTGGCTTCAAGCATGTAAGGGGGGTCTAGGTAGAGGAAGGCTTTAGGGTGGCTTAGAATGGCATTCTCGAAGTCTGCATAATCGACTCGGAAGTTCTCAGCCTTAAAATCCCGAAGGCGCTGAACTGAACTATCTGTGAATCGTGCGGTTGCAGCTTTCTCTGACCAGCCGCCGCTAAATGTTGCTCCGGAGAAGCTCGATCTATTGATGGCGTAGAACTTGGCTGCGCGCTCATAGCTGAACATGAATGAGTCAGTCTTAAGATCCTCTCTAAAGCTCTGAAATGATTCTTTGGAGCACCCGACTACGCTGTTGCCCTTGCGATCAACGAAAGTTTCACGGAGGCTTTCCACCTCGTCAGCCAAGCGTTCGTTGTCCCCACATAAGGCGTTCCAAAACCAAACAAGTTGCTTCATCTTGTCGTAGCCGAATACCTTGATTCCCTTGTTGGCTAGTGCCATCTCGACGGAGCCACCTCCGAAAAACGGAGAGCACACCCGCTCAACATCATCTGGAATCAGCGGCAAAATGTGCTTAACTGCTCGTGTTTTGCCGCCGGGGTATCGTAATGGTGTCTTCACAATAACCTACTTATTTGAAACTTATTCTGTTCTGGGGACTAATTAAAAGGTGGCAGACTTTGACCGGTCTGCCAGCGGCGGACACAACCTAACCAGTAAGTTCACTGAACGCGCGGTCTACGACAGAAGCGCCATTACTTGCGTACTTATTGGTTTCCCGAGAGCGAGACTCAGCGGATCCGTCTCCAGCGAGTTGCTCATCAAGGATTGCGTCGACTTGCTCCGGAGAAAGACGCTCGAATAGAGTGTCAAAGTTCGGCATGCCATCGAGGAGGGCGGGGATAGCTTCCGTATCCTCAAGCAAGGGGGATGATTTACGACGCATTTTTAGGTTGGTCTTGGGGAAGCTGCCGGGACCGGTAGCTTTAGTGTAGGTCAGCACAATGTCAGTGCCTTCCGTAGCATCTGTTATGTCTCCATAATCAGGATCGAGTACATAACCAAGCAGCAGACCATAAGCTTGCTTGCCGTACCCGTAAACCTTAATACCTTCATCTTCTTTGCCGCGTACTACGACGGGGCTGAAGTATCGGGTTCGAACGAACAGGGACTTTGCCAAATCTTTACTGGCTTCGTCGTTGTTGTCAGTTCCTTCGCGCCATAGAGTAGAAGCAAAGTCGCAGATTGGACACTTCTCCCCAAAGTTACGCTTAGGACACAAAATGCCACCACGATGATCTCCAACGTTATAATGGAAGAACATTTCCTTAAGAGGATCTCCATCATTCGTCGGCACCATTCGGATGCTAGTGTCTCCGGCGTCTGGCTTGAACCAAACACTGTTCGTGTCTTGTTTATTTTCTCCGCGCAAATTTGCGAGCTTGTTGCGCATTAGCTCCATGTTAATACCCATAATTTCTCCTTGTGGGTTCGAGACAAGCGTTCCTTGTCTCTTTGGTTTTAAAGCACCGATAGCA